CCGCGAATTGGGCCTTCGCCAACAGCCACCAACCGGCGCAGGCCAGGGGCGCGGGAAAGAAAACCCGCAGACATACCGCCTTCTGGCACCGCCTCGGGGTACATATTGACCATGCGGTTGTCCGCAGCATTGACGCTGCGGGCGACATAGCTGGCACCGAGGATGGGCGAGTCCATTATGCTATAATTCCTGCGTTAATATTGGTTTTTAACAATGGAGAGCCAGCATGACCGCAAATGAACTTCGTGATCTTTTGATATATGACCCTGCTACTGGTCATTTTATTTGGAAACAGCGCGTTGCCAAGTGCATTCAAATTGGCGATATTGCGGGCAACACGAACAAGATTGGGTATGTAACCATAGGCTTGCAAAAAAAAGTTTACAAAGCGCATCGGTTGGCTTGGCTGTACATACACGGTAATTGGCCTGTTGGATTGATTGACCACATCAACGGCATTAAATCGGACAACAGAATTTTTAACCTTCGCGTAGTTGATGAAACTGGTAACTCTGAAAACGTGCGCCGCCCCAACAAACGAAATAAATCTGGTTTTATGGGTGTTATTTGGTTTCAAAACAAATGGAGAGCCAGCATTACTATCAACAAAAAGACGCGCCGAATTGGCGACTACATTACGCCTGAAGAAGCTCATCAAGCATATTTGGCTGCGAAGCGTGAGCATCATCAGTCCTGTACAGTCTAGTAATTTCTGCATCAATAATTGCCAGCAAAAATATTGAAGCGCTGGCGGGTTGCCACAATGGCGTAAGGCATTGACATCACATCGTCAGGATTGTTGATGCGTTTCAAGTTGCGCTTGCTGGTCATAGCAATACGGGAAACTTGTGGGCTAGGCTCAACGCCAAATTCAGGCGCAATCTCACAGGCCAAGTTGTAGGTAAACGCACGCAAATAGCCTGGCGGAAACAGGATTTCTGTTACCAAAGCAGCGGGCTGGGTTAACTCCTCAACCGAAATAAAGTGCCATTCCAAGTCACGTGTTGGCTTGGGGTAGATGTACATATCAACATCGGGATACGCCATGTTGATAAACAGCACTTGTGGATAAGTGGATGTTACCGTCTTGACAGCAATTCCATCGTATTGCTGCTGATTGATCATTTTTATGCCAAAACTGACATTGGTGCTTGGGTCGCGGTAATAGGTTGCGTCGTCCAGCAAGACGGGGCGGTTACCTACAAAGTCGCCTGTTGGGCCAAGAGTGCGGTTGATAAAACCCGCAGGCCAGGTAAAAATTTGGTCTTGAGTGCTAAACACCGACAGCCGCTCGGTGTTCCAGCTATCAATCATCTGGTTGAGCGCCATCAAGGCGTCTTGCGACATAGCGGAAGTAGGCGTTTCGCCTTCAGCTAGCACCCCGAGCAATCTTAGCGCTCGGTTAATCTGATCGCCAGCAGTGTATGTCGCCATGACTAGGCTCCTTCGGTTTCAGTTCTACGACGGCGCTTCACTTCCAGTGCGTTTACAGGAGCCGCCTCAGTGACTTGGGGCGTATCCAGAGTATATCGTGTCCAGCCATTTTTCTCGTCGTATTCAGCCTCAAGTTCCATAGTCGCCACTTTGCGGCCATGCACAGGGTGGGAAAGGTAAATGTTCATAGGGGGAAAGGGGGCTTGTGGCCCCCTTCCAATTAAGCGCCGTGGATGATGGCGAAATTGATGATCACAGCTTCAGAGTATGAAGTTGCCGTAGTCAAATTTCGCAATGTGATTAAAGCAGAACCAGCAGCCAGATAGGAAACGTAAGTTGTATACGCCCCCGCTGCGCTACCAGTAGTATTGCTAGAAACACACACAATGATTGTGTCATTGGTAGAAATCAGACTATTGGTCAAAATGAACGACACAGCAGCGCTACCAGCCAGCGCTGCGTTATTCATTGTGATGCGGCCAGCAGACTTGTTCAGAGTTACCCCTGTTCCTTTGTCTGTTAACTGCGTCACAGTACCTTCAGCCGCTGCTGCGTAACCTATTTCGGTTGTAGCATAAACGGTAGTGCCGACAACAGTTGATGGCGTTGTTGCGCCAATTGTGCTGCCGTCAATTACCGCACCACTTACGGTAGTGCCAGAAGTCAATTCGGGGTCGCTAAACGCGACACCGACAGGTTTGGAATTTGCCATATTGTTTCCTTAATAAACGGGGCCGAAGCCCCATTTGGTTACATACGATACAAAGACCAAGCAGCATCACCCGTCTTGCGAGCGCGGAAAGCTGCCGAGGTGCCAGCCGTAGCGGCAATTGTCATCAAACCTTGCGAGCCAGACGAACCAATTGACCAACCCGTAGCAGTAGTCACAGTGATAACACCAGAACTAGAGCCATCCACGTTGATGATATTGAAATCAAAACTTGCATTAACAGGCACGCTTGGGAAAGCTGCGTCCATCAAAGCGCAAGTTGGCAACGTGTACGCAGCAGCCGACGAACCTGGCGAACCAAGAATAATCTTGGTAGCCAGTTGAGCCGCTGTTAGCGTAGCAGCACCTGCGGCGATAGTCGTAGGTGCTGGTTGAGGTTGAAATTGAATCTCACTTACATTGCCGTCACCGAGTTGGTAACCGCCAGAACCATTAGGAATAGCCATGATAAATTTCCTTCAAAAAGAATTACTGATTAACCCCAGATGCGGCAAGCCATCTGTGGACGAATGGTGCTGTAGCCATACAGAACGTCAATACGGCAAGGCATTCTGTCATTATTGATGTCGTACTGACGAACAACGCGCAAGCTGATACCGTTATGAACTGCACGCGAAGCCATGTCAACGCCTTGGGGCAGCAACAGGTCAGCGGTAGCAAACGTGATAGCGTCCTTGTGGTAGACCAAGTTCTGTGCGTAAGCAGTAGAAGCGGTGCCCACAAAAGTCACAACAGCGCTAGATACTGGCAGGGCAGTCATGGTAGCCAGTGCGTGAGCAGCGGAATACATGGGAGCCACAGTCACAGTCCAAGTGCCAGAGACAGCGGTTGCATCAGCCAAAGCCACAAACTGGAACAGCGAACCAGTGGTTTCACGGGTTTGCGGGTTTACAGCAGAGCAAGCTGCAATGGTAAACACGTCACCGGCTTTGATGGTTGTGGTAACCGAGGCTTGCGACAAACTCAAAGTGGAAGAGCCTTCGGTAGTCACCGTAGTGCCAACCGTGGTAGATGCCGTCGCGTCACGCGAACCAGTGGTGTGCTGTTTGATCGATTGGCTCATGTTGACTTCTTCGTAGCCCAACACGCCAGTGCCCATCATGCCGTTTTTGAATTGGCGGCTTACGGTGTCAGTTGGATTGAACAAGCCTTTCATGCCTTCGACCAGACCGGCGTTAGCAGCGGGGTTAACCGTTGCATAGCGTGGCGACATCGTAGCGGCGTTCTCGTTCAGCTTCTGCTGGGCTTGCAACAGCACCAAAGAAGTAGAAGGAGTGGTGCCAGGGGTGCCGACAGTGTTACCGATAGTCTTGTACGCATTGGCAACATCAGCATCAATGCTGGAGGCCAATTGCGAAATACGCGGCTTCAACACACGCTCTGCGAAGTCGTCCAACTGCATGGTCAATTCAGCGGAAGTGAAGTTCACGCCGATATGCTTTTGCGAGGCGACAGACAAAGTGGTGTACTGCTCGTTGTCGTCCTGTACTTGCAGGGCGGCACCGTCAGTGACCAGAGCGCGGTCAGGAAGGCGAATACGCAGAGTAGAACCGATCTTGGCGCCTTCAACAGCAAAGCTGTCGTCGTACTGACGGTTTACGTTACGAGTGATCACCAGGTTGTTCTCGAGGATTTCGAGAGCCTTCCGGGTAATCATATCAATGGTTAGGATACTATTAGCCATGAAAAAAGTCCTTAAAAAAAGTTAGCGGTTTTGCGCTTCCCACTTTTTTCGTTGTCGCAACCGTTCAGCTTCAATCCACTGCGAATCCGTCATGGTCTTGGTAGACCTTGGGTCCGTAGTGTCATAAGCCGGTGATCCAGTGGATCGAGCAGTGACAGGCGAAATCGGTGCTGGCGCTGATGATGTACGTTTCATTGGTGGATCAGATGCCAATTTGGCCTCAATCTTCCCAATTTCCTTTGCCTGTGCAAGCGGTGCTAATCGTGAAATACGTTCTGCGTCTTTGGGGTTAGTTCCAAGGTAGTAAGCTAACTCAGGCCCAACGTCCGAAGACCGAATCGTATCTGCCATCACTTCAGTAATTGAAAGTTTGGGGTTGTACGCTACTTGTTCAAAGTCATCGTACTTGCTCCGCGCTTCTTCTTCCTTGTCGTGATAACTCTCAAGAACTTGCGAGTGTTGCTTGGCCGCTTCACGCTGTGCGAGCAATTGTTCAGCCTTTTGATAGGCCAGCGCGTCGGCGTAAGCCTCGGCACTTTCAAATTGATCAACAGACTGAACCGGCGGCGCTCTCAAGGTTTGCGTTTCCGCAACCCTCTGTGCTTGTTCCCGTTCCCACTTTCGCTGCTCTCTTGCGAGGCGTTTTCCAATAGCTGCATCAAGGTCCTCTTGCGAGAATGTCTTGGGTGCTTCTGCTTCCGGCGCTATAACTTCGGTTTCAGGTGCAGCCGTTGCAGCCTGTTCCGGCACGGTTTCTACTACCGCTAGGTTTTCTTCTGACATTTTTTCGATTCTAAAGAATCCCTGGTGAACGCACCAGTACGGTTTGCTTCAGTTATTCGTAAATAACTGTCGCGGTGACTGTACCCGAAATTACCACATAGATGCCGCTATTGCAAAAAAGCCCATCTAACGGGAATACATACGACGTCGCGGCGGCTGGCGTAAACACAGCTAACACCGTCTTGGTGGTGGTGGCCGCTGCCGAGTCATAAACAGTAATAGTGGGCGTAGCCGACGCGCCACTAACAAAAATACCTTTGAGTTTGCCCGCTGCTGGCTTAATGTTTGCCGTAGCAGAGATTGCGGTGTAATTTGCCATGATGTGTCCTTATGCCAAAAAGCGAAGTTTATACAGAGTACGCAAGTAAATCTCAATGATATTGTCGATTAACTGCTGCAACGACATATCGGTTTTGTCCACTACGTCATAGCGGCACTTTTCAATCTCATCTAACTGGTTTTGCAAAAAGTCGATGATGTTGGCCGTCTTGGTGGCCGAGTGCAGCGTAATGGGACCCATCAAACCATGACGGCCTTGGTAGGCTTCGGCAAAATCGTCCGCAGCGCCAATAATGCGCTCATAAAAAATATTGAGTGCAACGTGCTTGGAATAGCTGCGGGTGTTTAAATGGACGCTATGCGCCACATCACGGGCTAAAAACAGCATCCCGACAAAATCAGCGGCTTTGTACATCATTGTGGCATTCCCATTGGTGGCATTTGTGCAGGCGGCTGCATACCGCCCATTGGTTGTTGTTCCATACCCTCTTGCGGCATCTCAGGTCCGGTATCCATGTCCCGACCTGGCATCTCGGACACCAAGTCGCCAGAAGTGATCATGCCGTGGACCGTGCCCAACACAATGTCTTGAATCTGCTCGGGTGACATGGACGCCTGCACCGCAGAAATGCGCTGGGTCTCGGCTTGGTACGCCTTAATTTCAGCCTCAAAGTCCTTGCGGTGCATATCTTGCATCTCAATCGACTTGCCAGCGTTAATGATCATCTGGTGCATTTGCTCCATCTCTTGACCCATTGCCTGTATCTGTTGCTCGGCAGCTTGCAACTCGGGCGGCTTGTCGCCGTCTTGCATTAGCTTGGGGTCAATCGTCTTAGCAAAACGCTTTGCCATCTCTTGGGCACCAGGCCAGTCCATGTTCTTCACAAACAAATCACCAGCAACAGACCACAACTGTGGGTTACCCTGCAACAGTTGGCCCATCGCCTCCAAAGCCTCTTGGCGCTTGGTAGCGTAGCCTGGGCCTGTGGTCGCCACAACGTCGTACTTGCCAACGCCAGGGTTGTAAATCTTGTCAATCACAATCCCGTTTTGATCCATGATCTTCTTAACCGGCTCTTGCTGCGTCGGGTCAATCTTGACCATGCTGGTCTCGCCGTCCTCGCCAATGATGCGAGCAATGCGCTGGGTGTCGTAGATTTTGGGGATCAGGTCAATCAGTTGGCGGGTCAAATACCGCACGCCACGGGCAAGGTTGTCACCGTAGTGGTAAGTCCCGACATCGCCCTCACGCTGACGCGCAAGAATCGCTTTTCCTGAGCGTTCGTTGGAAGTCATGCCCAAAGAAGCGTTATATTGACCTGTGGCCGCTTTAATATCCTCAGATGCGCCAGCTTTCGCTTGCAGCAACCCGCTGGAGGCCATTGGCGGCTGGGCACGCTGGGGTAGTGGCAGTGTGGCGCCCGCGCCGTCGGTAACGTCTGGATTTACCTCCAAATACGGCCAGTTGGTCGTGTTTGCGGTCTTCCACTGGTTCTCGTAACCCTCAAACTGGCCGCCGTACCCGATAAATGGCGCTTTGGGTGCCAAAGCCAGCATTTCTGCCTCTTGGCTAACCCAATAGTTGTACATCCGCTGCGCGTCTTT